AGCTATTCTCTCTATCGATATTATATTTTTCGATAAAATGCTCTAGCATTCCGTTATTAGGTTTATAATAATCAGAAGTTTTATCTAGAGCGCAATAGATATCGTCAACTCTTAGCCACTGTTTGAGCATTTTATTGATCAAATCAAGTTGTGACTTATCCATATATCCATCATGTACACCAGGCTGATTGGTGACGATAAATGTCATAAACCCATATGATTTGATGATATTGATTGATTGTTGTACGTAAGGTAAGAATTTAAATTCTTCAACTAACCAAGGTGATGTAAAAGAGCCATCTAACCTTTCAATCAATTCATTTATTACACCATCACGATCTAGAAATACGGCTTTTGGTTTCAGCATCATAAACTCTATTTCTCAATTCAGTAGAACTAAAATTGTGTCTTCTCTTAAAGAAAATTATTTCTATATTTAACTGTTTGCTAAGGCTCTCACCAGTAAAAGGTTTACCTACATAATCTTCGCCTAAAAATCTCTTATTGATTTCAGTGGTAGCAAGGAGATTTAATAGATCTGTCTCAGTTTCATAGGGTATAATTTCATCAACCCAAGAACAATTCTTCAACTGAATCCATCGTTCAAAAACGCTTTGAACTGGCTTGTTCTTTTCTTTTCTGTCTATAGTAGGATCAGTGTGCAATCCTACTATAAGCTTGTCGCATTGACTTCTACAGTCTCTCAATAAAATATTATGACCTGCATGAAACAGGTCATAAGTTCCACAAGTAAATCCAATCATGCTTGCCTTGTCAGGTAATTTGGACGAACATACTTAGCGCCAAAGTATTCTTTTACCAATTTAATTACAATTTGATCATCATACTCCTTACAGGAGAATACGTCAAGATACATTGCATTTCCGCCCATGCCATCATCAGGAACAAAATGCGCCACGATGTTTGAAGTTTCGATCAACTGAACCAAAGTATATCCAGCCTTATTGCCAGATCCAAAGTTTACGATCTGTGGCTCGCCATAGGCTACCATGTCGATATCCTTCACAAGGCGCTTCGTGAAGTTATAGATATTTTGATGAGAATTAATCGCCTCAGCATTAAGTTCAGCGCAGTCTAAAAGAAGATGATAACCCCAGTAAGCCATATTTTTAAACTCCTTAGTTAAGCGTATTTATGAGTAACGTCTTGAACGTATGTGACTGAATCAATTCTGAAAGAACGCCAACCGCCCTTCTGTACATCCCAAGCAGCAATAACATCAGAATTTTTCTGATGAAAATCTTTTTCCTCTGTTATATCGGTCTTATAAGTTTCTGGCAAAAGGTCTGGTCGCAAGCTACAATGCATAACTCGCTGCTCGCCATTGACCTTAGTAAACACAACTTCAATAACGAACTTCCGCAAATCATTAAGAAGATTATCTCTCTGATACATTACTTATCCTTTCACTTCTTAAGTGTCAAAATCGAAAGCGTGGAATACTGATCAATATGATTGAAGGTTTCTACATCGAAAAACTGCACAACCCACTCATACCAAAATTCTCTGCCAACATAATCATGGATCATGATTACTGAGTCTTGCTTCTTCCTCTTATGAAGGATAGTAGATACACAAGCACCTCGTGTAATACCATCAACAAAGAAAAAGTCAGCGTCCCAAATAGCATTATCTGGATTGATATATTCTTCAACACCACAAGGATGTTCTTCTATAATGCTTCCATATCCGTGCTGGATATGGAGCTCTGGCTTATGGTAAAATGTAAACTTGTTTTCAATATTACCAAACTCAGCATTAACAGCTCTAGTAACTCTGTTGTACCAACTTTCGTTATGCTCTATTGTAATAAGCTTTTGGTTATTAGTCAAGGTCTCAATCCACTTACAAGTGGATCCGCCGCTGCCCCATTCAACCATCAACCCATCTTCAGGCATTTTCCTGATATGGTCACAGATGATTGTCATATCAGATTCAACCATCTGAATTTCTTTAAGAATGCCACCGTAGTTTACTGCGACAGGAATAGCTGGCATATCACTTCACCTTCTTATAAGAAGCCTTGATGTTCTTCTTTTCTAGAGTTTCAAACCCATTGTCTTCCATGATCTTTTCGAACTTATCATGATCGTACATCCAAATGTCATCGAACACATAAGTTGAGCCAATGGTTGCCCTCTCCATAAAGAAGTTCAGCTCTAGGTCTACAGCCTCATTGGTGTGAGGTCCATCAAAGAAAACAAACGCATATTGGTTTTCAAGCTTCTTATAGTCGTTATAAACTGGAACACCATCCGGATAACGATGGAAAAACTCGTGATCTTCTAGACAGAAGAATGTGAAGTTCAAGCCCCTCTGAAAAGCGTAGTAATACAGAGAAGGAATAACACGATTTCTCATGTCATTGGTGTAATCGAACTTTGTCTTAAAACTATTTTCCTTAGACATAGGATCGCCCTCTACCTTATACTGACCAGGATAGTGGACCGAAGCATTGATATTTGTAATTTCTAAATCAATATTACCATACGGATCAATACAGAACATAGAACGATCAGTATCACCTTCTGATTCAAGAGCATCAATGATGATCTTAGCAGAACCACCACGCCTTGTACCAATTTCTACGATAGCGCCTTCGACGCCCTTGATAGTCTTTGCTGCATTCCAAAGAATCTCATATTCTTGGGAGTCTGTACCAAAAACTTCTTCATCACTTAAACGAATAATACCCATATCAATTACTCCATTTCAACCTTCGGTTAGAAACTTTTTCCTATTTTCAGTTTCTTCATTTAAAATTAATTCAAGCTCTCTACAACCACCAATATTAAACCCATCTACAACTACTACCGGAAAGGTCTTGGCTGATGGGAATAATTCTAGCAATGCTTCTTTTGAAAAGTCTTCATTGAGCTTTAGTTCATTATAAGACATTCCTCGATTAGTGAGGATCATCTTAGCCTTTGTGCAGTAAATACAATTTTCTTTAGTGTAAATCGTAACTCGGTTCATTTTAACCTTTCCTCCCAATACGCCTTTACGTCCTCTGGGTTAGAGGGATCGAATCCATTAACATACATATCATATTCAACAAGAAGTTCTAGGTCGCTCATATGTTGCCTAATATTTATTATATCTGTTCATGAATAACAATAGAACTAATATTATACGAAACTGAACTGTTGCTATTATTTTCAAAATGAGATAATAGCTTACCTTTAGCTTCTTGCTTATTGATTGCTTCTATCAATCTATATTCTATTGATTGCGACACACTTGATATGTCGTTAATATTAGTATAAGTGTTTAACGTGAATTTAGCAAGGTAATATTTCATCTCAATAAAACTCCACGATCTCATCTGCTATGCCATATTTAACAGCTTCTTTAGCAGTAAGCCAAACATCTTCAGGTGGAAGTAGATACTTCTTAATATCCTTTTCCTTCATACCAGTGCACTTCTGGTAATGCTCAACCATGCGCTTATGTGTGTTGTTGTATTCTTTGACAGAAGCAAAGAGTTCATGTTCTTTACCGAAAGAACCCCAACTAAACTGGTGAGAAAGAATAGAAGTGTTACGTGTAATATACCTATTACCCTTTTTGCCTGCAATAAATGTTAGCAATCCGCAACTGGCGATACATCCCAATCCATATGTAAAGATTGGGATTGGAGAACCTTTCATAGTGTCAATCAAAGCAAAAGCAGAATCAACAGCGCCGCCATAAGAATTGATAATCATCTTAATCTGCTTCGGCTTATTCTTGGGCATCAAATTACGTTCAAGAATAAAAGCAATACAGTCGCCGCAAGAGTCTGCATTAAAATCTTTGTTGAACAGATAATAATGATGATCTTCGATAGAAGGAATTGGCACAAACTTATCTTCTTTATCAGTCATCTTCGCGCTTCACCTTCAATCCTTGCTTTACTAGCCAATGAACTTGGCTTAGATCGCTTACTGAGACATTTGTCTTTTTTAAAATTTCGTCGATTCTTTGAAAAATATCAATGCACCATGCTAAGTCTGCATTTTTAACTATTTCTTTAGTGATGGTTTCCATAATTTACTCCTGAAAAATAGGGGCATTGCAGCCCCTATTATAGTATTAAACATATCTATAGGCAACAACTCTATTTCTAGCGTAAGTTCCTACGCCGACTCTACGGTTATGATTGCCTGAGATTATGATTGGATTACCTTGTGCATCATATCCTTTTACAATACCGACATGATGACCGCCTCTACGTTTAGTAACGGCGACACAGTTAGTGCATCCATGATAAGCTGGTCGACCACGATGAGCATATGAAATGGCTCTACGATCTGTACCACCTACCAACTTATTCATAAAGTCTGCACACCAAAGTTTAGGAGGTAATCCTAACTGATTAGCATTTGCGCCAACATATCTAGACGCTTGCCCTACTAAATCGCTTCCGTATTGGATGCTTCTTTCAGTATAGGTAAAGGCTTTTCTTACGCCTTGCTGAGTTTGCTCCATCAATGCTTGTCTTTCTCTAGCAAAGAATGTTGCAGCAGACTCGTCTTCAGTATTAACTACATTATTTACTTGAGGCTGTTGAACAACTGCTGCTCTTTGTCTTTGTTGATGAACGACTGGAGCTCTTTGTCTTTGTTGTCTAACAACTCTCGTCTTTTTAACAGTATGCTTTTTTACTTTCTTTTGACTATAATGATAGCCCTTATTTGGCCTAGCTTCCGCTGATTGTGGCGTGAACCAGACCGATCCTAGCATTACTGCTAGAATGAGGATAAGTTTTTTCATTACTCTTTTCCTTTTTGTCTTTGTTACGGCGAGAGTAATATATTATTTCAAAACTTGCATTTGTAGTCTGGTTTTACCTTGACGAATAAATCCAAGTTGTTGAGCAGCACCTCTTGAAACATCCAACCCAGTCCCACGGATAAATGGACCTCTGTCGTTAACCGTAACAATTATGGACCTCCCATTATTAGGGTTAGTCAGCCTAAGTTCAGTTCCGAATGGTAGGGTACGATGTGCGGCAGATAGTCCATTCGGATCGAAACGTTGTCCACTCGCAGTTTTTTTACCATGCTGGTACCACGAGGTGACAACGGTAGTTGTATTTATCGTATTAGAAAGTGCGGGCGCTGTAAAAAGTAGTATCAGTGTTGATACAAAAACAAATAATCGAGTCATACCTGATACTCGTAATTGACTGACTGTTCGTTTTCGCCGAGTACGAAAGCGCCATTACCCAAATGAAATTTTCTAGCCATTTCAGTTTTTGGGCTCAGGGTAACAAAACGTTTTACCCATGGTTTGAAATGTTCGATCAAACCTACAATGTTGAAGACAATATCTCTACCAGCGCCCTTTTTATAAGACCAGACTGTATAAAAAACGGCGATAGAATTGGGATCGTTAAAGTCGTTAAAAGCGTATTCATCAAGCTCTTCGACATTTTTTGGAACTTGATGAGTATATGCAACACAAATTATAGCGTCTACATCAGTTCCATCAGTAAGGGCAAAACATTCTCTGCCATTAGTAAATCTAAAATCATAAGTTAATTCTGGTCTAACAGTATCGTCTTTTAAAAGGTGAGCGTATTCATGATCAAGAGGCACAATGTATTTCATATAACACCTTAGAAAATTGGTGCGCGAGGAGGGATTTGAACCCCCGATAACACCGTTATGAGCGGCGGGCTTTAACCACTAAGCTACTCGCGCTAATTAATTAAGAGGTTGCAAGGATCTCTTTGAGGCGATCCGCAGCATACGAAGCAGAGAATGCTTCAGGCTTTACTTTTGGAGCAAACCCACACATGCCACGAATATATCCAGTTGCCTGCTGGATAACGCAAGAAGAACCATGCATTTCGTCAGGGTTGATGTCAAGGTGAACTTCACAATGACGATCACCAATAGCATCAATCAGATCAAGATACATTTGAGCAGCACGATAAACTTCATTCATCAAACGTGTTGCTGGTCGATCGTGACGATTGTCAAAGTCTCGTTCAGAGTCTACTTTCCCGAAAACTTTACATCCACGAGAAGAGTCCACATGAATAACAATAGCAACTGTGTAATCAGCATACCACTGGTCGTTATTACCACGGTAGCGTTCACTATCTGCTCCAATATAGATGGATGTGGAAGGTGAAGAGTTAAGGATAAATTGCTTAACTTCGTCAAGATTGAACTCCTGTCTCATAACTAAATCCTTTCAGCACCAACTTGCTTTCTTACCACCATTATAAGGCATAGCGTGTTTAAAGTCAAGCAACATTTTCTTTAGAGATTTACCGTCCAACAATAGATCTCCTATTACTCGACCACCATACTTATCCCAACCAATAATAACTATTTGATGTCTCTTGGCTGCAGCAACTTGTCTTTGTGTAAACTGTGTTGCTCTTTCAGCCAACATTCTCTCTGTTTCACACTTGGCTAGACGACCCTTTTCAGGAGTATCTACGCCTTCAATACGAAGCTTAAGAACATGCTTTAGTTCTTTCGGCAAAAATGGTGCATCAAACTCAACTGTGTCACCATCAAGCACTCGGATTACCCTATAATCGTAGGGGTTGGCCATGGCGGTAGCAATGGATGTTACCAACATCATGGCAACTAAAACGAGCTTCTTCATTCTTTCTTATCTCCTAGAATTTGAAGCAGATTAATGAAGATGTTAATGAAGTCCATATAAAGCATTAGAGCACCAATAACTCCAGCCTTCTTTTGCTCTTCGCCTTCTGTTTCATCATACATTTGCTTAATCTGCTGAGTATCATATGCTGTTAGACCAGTGAAGATAAGAACAGCCAGACAGCTAATAACAAACGCAAACATTGAACTTTGTAGGAAAAGATTTACAAGACCAGCAATAACAAGACCGATAACACCCATAATCAAGAATGAGCCCATCTTAGTCAAGTCAGCCTTCGTTGTATATCCATACAAAGAAGCAGCACCAAATGTAGCAGCAGAAATAAAGAATACGTGGATAATGCTGCCCATCTTATAGATAGCAAAGATTGAACTAAGGCTCAACCCCATTGCTAGGGCAAAAGCAAACAGAAACAGCTTTGCCGTATTTGAGTTAATCTTTTCGATCATAAATGCAAAGCCAATAGACATTGCTAGTGGTGCGAGAATAACAACCCACTTCAATGCAGTACCCCAAATCACTGCCATTAGGACAGGAGACATAGAGATACCTAGCGAAACGAGTCCGCTAAGAGCGAGTGCAAAAGTCATATAATTGTAAACTTGCAGCATAAAGCTGCGAAGTCCTGCATCGTACTGTGTACTAGAATATGCTACTGAATTATACATAGTTTCTCCTATAAGATGGAGCGGGTAGTCGGAATCGAACCGATCCTAGGTAGCTTGGAAGGCTACTGCACCACCATTATGCCATACCCGCGAGTTATTACTTCTTACCCCTCTTACGACCCTTCAAAGCACGAGACCTACGCTTCTTAGAACCAACCTTACGACGACCCTTACGGGGACGATTCTTATGTGGATGCGGCATTATTTATCTCCATTGTTTAGTTTTGGTAGGCACGGTCGGACTCGAACCGACAGCGGTAGGTGTTTTAAGCACCTTGCGTTTACCTGTTTCGCCACGTGCCCAATAACCTAGAAGCTCTAACGTAGTTTCCTCCTCGAGGAGACAAACCAACTTCAATTAATGCTTGTCTTATACTACTGTTATTTTGCAAAGAAGTCAATAATTTTTCGTCAGACACTTTCTTTTTACCAGTATTTTTATTTTTACCACAATATGTTTCAGTAATACTGTGGCAATTAGGACATAAAAATTTTAAGTTTTCTGGTAAATTATTAAACGAATCACCATCAATATGATCGAGATGGAGGGAAAGTTTTACGTTCTGCCATTCATCTAAACCACAATCTTCGCATTTATATTCTCTACCAGAGGTCAGAAGTATTTTCTTCAAAGCTCCGTTAGCCAAATGTTTATATTTGCCATTCTGGTATCTTTCCAGAGCTTGTTCTTTTTTCTTTTCTACAGACTTTTTCCTCATTTCATCGTTCCACATTTTACTCTCCTTTTTGAGAGTATTTATATGAGACAATGACTTAAAAACTTAAAAGTTATCATATACATATACTACCTTAGCCCTTTAAAAAAGTCAAGTGCTTTTTGTGAACTCTGACCATAATCCAGGTATTGTAGTAATCGTTCGATTCAAGAACATTATTCTCGAATTGATACTTAGCTTCGTAATATCCAAACTCTCCTTTGGATTTGCAAAGCTTGATTATTTCTCTTTTGAAGTTTTCTTGACCTAACTTTTCAACGTCTTCCAAAAGTTCTTTATTAGATCCAAAGTATGTTTTCCAATCGCTTTCAACTTTGGTTCTTTTCTTTTTTCCTTTGACGGTTCTAGTCTTTGAAAAGTAAAAATTTTTTTTGCCAATGTATTTTCTGCCGTTCTGTAAGTTTGTTATCAAGTAAACAAAACCGACATAATCGGCGATATCCTCAAAAGGAATATCATTATATAGCCATGTCATGGGGAACTCCTTCATTCCCCATATTTAGTCAAGAGACTTTAAAGAATCCTATTGAATTACCTTTGTCCCAAACCTTAATTAGATACGTTCCAGGATTATAATTCTCACGAACATACTTTGCAAAATTTTCTATGGGATTTTTATCACAATCTGTATAGTAGATGGTTTTAACAACCACGGTCTGTGCCATCATCTTCCCAATCTTCGTCAACTAAACGATCGTCGTATGATAACTTATTACCGCAGAATGGGCAAAATTCTGGTGTTGCGATAAAATCATATTCTACATTAAATTCTGCGTCACATTCTTCGCATGTGTATTCTTTATCCATGTTTACTCCCTTACTTGTTTACAGGAATAGTATTGTTCCCAATTGTATATGCAACAACTCTACTTGGACAATTTTGAAGATAGCAAACAACATTACTGACACCAGTTCTACCGCAAACTGTACATCCATCATACGTTACTACCTTCGGTGCAATATATGGTGTTGTTGAAATGTTTACTGGTTGCTCTTTTTTAGCAGCCTGATAACCATCGTACCAACCCTTTTTATAATCGTCAGATTCAATCATTTCCGTAATCCTTTAAATAAGCTAGAGTGACACGATATCTTTGTATCACTCTATACATTCTCCAGTTCC